AATGGTTATTAACCCTACAGTTACGTCAGTTGGCACAGAGTTGGATGCACAAATTATCCCCGGTGGTTCAGGTAAAAAAGCAGGCGGTGGAGATGCAGGCTCATTAGAGTACGTCTTAAAACCACTGACAACGTATTTGTTTAGGCTGACGAACGTCAACGGCACAGCACACGCAGCACACCTAGCCTTGGAGTGGTACGAATAATGGACAAGCCGAAGAAAGAAGTATGGGATAAGCCTAGACCTAAAGATTTGGGTGAATCTAAAAAGTTAAGCGAAGGACAAAAGCGCAATGCTATGCGTAGCGCACAGAAAGCTGGTCGTCCGTACCCGAATTTAATCGACAATATGGCTGCATCCAGAGGCAAGCGGTGAGTAAATACAAAGACCCAGAAGGCGGGTTGACCGAAGCTGGAAGACGCAAGTTTGAAGCATCCGGCGAGAGCAAGAATCTCCAGCCGGGGGTCAAGGAATCGTCTCCGACCGGCGAGAAAGCACGGCGCAAAGGGTCTTTCCTGACTCGGTTCTACACCAATCCGAGTGGCCCGCTGGTTGATAAGGATGGTGATCCGACACGGTTAGCATTAGCTGCGAACGCATGGGGTGAGCCTGTGCCGAGAACCGCTGGCGCTGCAAGACGGTTGGCTGCAAAGGGCAGAAATATGCTGGATAAATACAAGCTGGAGAAAGAAAATGGCTGAGATGTCTTATATGAAGGGTACGCGCAGGAAAGTCTACCAAGGCAAGAAGATGTCGGTGGACGAAATCCTGCGTCGTTCCGAGAAAGCACAACGTGACAAGGACTTGTTTGAGTCTTTGTACACCGATGCCTATGAATTTGCCCTGCCCCAGCGTCAGCTATACGGATATTACGACGGCAATTCCAAGGGTGCGAAGAAGATGGCTCGTGTCTTTGACTCGACGGCCATCAATAGCACTCAGCGATTCGCTAACCGCTTGCAGTCCGGCATCTTCCCGCCACAGCGTAAGTGGTGCAGGCTGGAACCCGGCTCAGATATTGACCCACGACAGAAAGACCAAGCACAGGCCATCATGGATGTGTACATGGAGAAGATGTTTACGGTCATTAAGCAGTCGAACTTTGACATTGCTATCGGTGAGTTCCTGTTGGACATGGCTGTTGGTACGGCTTGCATGATGATTCAGCCGGGCGACGATGTAGCTCCTATCAACTTTACCCCAATCCCAATGTTCCTCGTCTCTTATGAGGAAGGGGCAAACGGTATGGTCGATAAGGTTTACCGCCGGATGAGGATGAAAGCAGAGGCTATCAGCCAGCAGTGGAAGGACGCTGTATTCTCTGACCACTTGCAACAGATGATCGACAGCAAGCCGACCGATGAAATTGATTTGCTAGAAGCGACCATCTTTGACCCAGAGCGCGGGGACTGGTGCTACCACGTTATCGACGCTAAGAGCAAAGAGGAGATTGTTTACCGTCGCATGACATCCTCTCCTTGGGTTATCAGCCGATACTCCAAGATTGCCGGTGAGATTTATGGCCGTGGTCCACTGCTAACCGCAATGCCCGACATCAGAACGCTAAACAAAACCCTTGAGTTGCTGCTGAAGAACGCATCGCTGGCCGTTGCTGGTGTGTACACAGCCGCTGATGATGGTGTACTAAATCCTCAGACCGTCAAGATTGTGCCGGGTGCAGTCATTCCTGTGGCTCGTAACGGCGGTCCACAGGGTGAGTCGCTCCGTGCTTTGCCTCGTGCTGGTGACTTTAACGTCAGCCAGATCGTCATCAACGACCTTCGTGCAAACATTAAGCGCACTCTCTTAGATGAGTCCCTGCCGCCAGACAATATGTCGGCACGTTCTGCTACCGAGGTGGTTGAGCGAATGAAGGAGTTGGCGCAAAACCTTGGCTCTGCTTTTGGCCGTCTGATTAACGAGACGATGATCCCGATGGTGGCGCGTGTCCTGCAAGTTATGGACGAGCGTGGCCTGATTGATATGCCGCTGAAGGTCAATGGCCTAGAGATCAAGGTAAGCCCCGTGGCTCCGCTGGCAATGGCGCAGAACATGGAGGAGATCAACAACATTATGCAGTTTATGCAAATCACTTCAACGATGGGCGGCGAAGGTCAGTTGGCTGTTAAGACCGGCGAGCTGATCGACTACATTGGTGACAAGCTGGGTATCCCATCAGCCATTAGAAATACCGCAGCAGAGCGCGGGTTCTTGATGGAACAGCAGCAGCAGATGCTGATGCAGCAGCAGGTTGCCTTGGCGATGGCAGGTCAACAGCAGACGCTAATGGAAGGTCAAGCACAAGGAGCGCCGGGTGCAATCTGAACTCCATCATCATTTTGCAGCAGGGCTTTATGCCAAAGAATACTTTTTGCCAAAAGGGTGGGCGGTTCCGCAGCACGTCCACTCTTACTCTCACCTGTCTATCTTGGCAAAAGGGGAAGTGGTTGTAGACATAGACGGGGAACACAAGTTTTACAAAGCACCTGCCTGTATAGAAATAGAAGCAAACAAGTCGCACGTCATCATTACACAGACAGATACCGTCTGGTATTGCGTACACGCGACAGAGCAGGCAGAGATGGAGAGTGGAGAAATAGTACCCAATAAGGAGGCTTATGGCTGGCTGGGACGATCTGGAAGCGATGCAGGAGTCGCTGACACCGCGAGAATCAAGTGATACGGATAAGCTGTGCTTGCGAGTATTTGGCACAGAAGAAGGGCAGAAGTTGCTCAAATGGTTGAGAGATACGACCATTGAGCAGCCATGCTGGGGACCGGGGGCTGATCCGTCCTACGGTTATTTTTTAGAAGGGCGATGCTCTTTAGTTAAAGAGATTGAAGCCCGAATCAATAGAGCGAGGAACTTTTGAGCGATAACGAAACGGCAGTCGAGCCTAGTGAATCAGCAGCAGAGGAAAGCACTGGCCTACTTGACAACGTAGAGGCCAGTGAAGACAAAGCTCCTGAAGACACAAATGAGGCGGCGGTAGAACATCGAGCCGCAGAATCCATCCCCGATGACGAGGCGGTTGACCGTCCCGACTGGTGGCCTGAGAATTTCTGGAATAAGGATAAGAACGAGCCTGACATGGAGGGCATGGCTAAGTCTTGGCGACACTGCCGAACAGCTTGAGTTTGTCCCAATGTTTAAGGATTGGGCGGCAGAAAACGGCGTATCCCAAGCAGCATTTGATGATATTGCCGGAAAACTAAGAGGCATGGCTGAGAATGCTATCGGCGTTCCTGATGTCGATATCCAAGCTGAACGCAAGGCGCTGGGTCCAAATGCCGATGCCGTCATCAATGGCATGGTCAACTGGGCTAGAGGGCTGGTCAACAAGGGCGTATGGTCGTCAGAAGACTTTGAGGAGTTCAAGATCATGGGTGGGACAGCCCGTGGTATCAAAGCTCTGTCCAAAATCCGTGAAGCTTACGAAGGCCGCATCCCTACTGAGTCCCAGCCAATCGAAGGTCAGATGTCTGATATGGAATTGCAGGCAATGGTTGGTGATCCTAAGTATGAAACCGACCCGGCTTATCGTCAAAAGGTTGAAAGGCTGTTTCAAAAAAGATACGGCTAAGAGTCTCCACTCCTTCATGGAGTTAGCCCCCGACTGGTTCGGGGGTTTTTTTTGCAAAAAACTATCAAAACCACTTGCGCAATAGGCAAACCTGATTACAATGTGTATCCGAGGCATATCAGATTATCGACCCTCAGATGGTTGTACCCAACTGGCTGGCATCCTACTGCAAGCAACCGGCCCGCACTGCGGCTCACCGAAGCGAGAAACCTCTTTATAACTTTGTCAAAAGGTAAACAAAATGGCTCAAAATCTGTCTACAGCCTTTGTAACCCTGTTTGATGCGGAAGTTAAGCAAGCCTATCAGGCTTCGGCGGTTCTCCGTCCGGCTGTCCGTATCCGCGCAGGTGTTGAAGGTTCAACTTACAAATTTCCTAAGATCGGCAAAGGTGTTGCTCAGGTCCGTATTCCTCAGACTGACATCACTCCGCTGAACGTAACTTACTCGCAGGTGACTGCAACTCTGAGCGACTACATCGCTGCTGAGTATTCGGACATCTTCATGCAAGCTAAGGTCAACTTCGACGAGCGCCGTGAGCTGGTTAAGGTTGTGTCGAACGCTATCGGTCGCCGTCAAGATCAACTGATTCTGGACGCACTGACTGCTTCTAGCGCAAGCTCGGTTGGTAATGACATCGGTGGCTCTGACACCAACATGAACGTTGCCAAGCTGCGTACTGCTGCCCAGACTCTGAACGCTAACAACGTTCCGATGGACAACCGTCACATCATCATCCACGCAAACTCGCTGGCTTCGCTGCTGTCTGAGACTGCTGTTACCTCGTCTGACTTCAACACTGTCAAGGCGCTGGTTCAGGGTGAAATCAACACGTTCCTCGGCTTTACCTTCCACGTTCTTGGCGACCGCACTGAGGGTGGCTTGATTAAGGATGGCTCGAACGACCGTACTTGCTTTGCATTCCACAAGGACGCTCTTGGTCTGGCAGAGGGCATTGCTCCAAAAACTGAGATCAACTACGTGCCAGAGAAGACTTCCTTCCTGATCGCTTCGATGTTCTCGGCTGGTGCTGTGGCGATTGACGATGAAGGTATCGTCAAGATCGTCTGCCGCGAATCTTAATTTAGGAGGCTGACATGGCTTATTCTTCAACTGGTTTTGCGACCATTGGCGCATCGAAGGCTGGCAATGCCCCGTCTTTGTATGCTTACTCAACAGCTGATGCTATCGCTGATATCAACACCAGCGGTTACTTCAACGCAGTTGCCAGCATCCTGAATGTTGGCGACGTTATTCTGGTTCGTTCTTCGACTGGCGGTACTCAAGCTCTGACGCTTGTTTATGTTGCAAGCAACGCCTCCGGTGTTGTTGATGTGACTGATGGTCTGACTATCACAGCAACTGATTCCGACTAAGTTTAGTTAGGATCATCCGGGGCCGCTGCCGAAGGAATTTGGTAGTGGCCCTTTATTACATGAGAGGTTCGTATGGCAGCAGGGGATACGGCAGTTGCTATTTGTTCTGACGCATTGATTTTGTTGGGCGCAAAGCCCATTTCGTCATTTAACGACGGAACAGACGAGGCAAACTCTTGTGATCGTCTGTACCCAGATGTTCGGGATATGACGCTCTCAATGTACCCTTGGTCATTTTCATACAAAAAAGTTCGTTTGGCTCGGCTGAGTAGTACGCCGGTAAGCGAATGGCGCTATGAGTATCAGTTGCCCGGCGATAGGCTTGGCAACCCTCGTGCTTTATTTGAAACATCAAATGCTTATGCCCGACCTGTAAAGGATTGGGAGATCATTGGCGACAAGCTGATGACGAACTACGAGGATGTCTACATCGACTACCCGTACCAAACGCCAGAGTTTTCGATGCCGCAATACTTTGTGCAGCTTTTAAAGTATATGATGGCTTGGCACTTGGCATATCCAATTACCGAACAAGAAGCAAAGACTGGGTACTGGCAGGGTGTAGCAATTGGTTCCCCATCTGAAAATGGCCGTGGTGGGTATATGCGGCAGGCAATGAATATCGACGCACAAGGTCAACCGCCTCAAGTCATTGAGGATTATTCACTTGTTGCAGTGAGATACTAATGGCGCGATTTATTGATTTCCAGACGAACTTTAGCACCGGGGAACTTGACCCGTTGCTACGCGCTCGTGTGGATATCCCGCAGTACGAGAATGCGCTGGCAAAGGCAACCAACGTCATCATCCAGCCGCAGGGTGGCGCTCGTCGCCGTCCCGGTACGAAGCATATTTTTGAACTCCCGAACTCAAGCACCCCGTCAGCAGCCAATGGCGTTCGACTGATTTCTTTTGAGTTTTCGGTTGATGACAGTTATATGCTCTGCTTTGTGGCTGGCCGTATGTATGTTGCCAAAGACGGCGCACAGATTACCAACATCAATGGTTCAGGCAATCCTTATTTAACGGTGTCGGCGATTACCGGCGCAATGCTGCCTTCGCTGTGCTGGACGCAATCGGCTGATACGCTGATCGTTGTCCACCCAGATTTGCAGCCCATCAAGATTGTGCGTGGCGCTACGGATGCAAGTTGGACTGCGACAACCATCACGTTTGCTTCCATCCCAAAATACGCATTTACACT